TAAAAGCGGAGATACAAAAGTGACTGTTACTCCGGCAAAAGTAAGCGCAGGAAATGTATATAAATACAAAGTTGCATCATCTGAGACTTCCGTAGACTACGGACAGAATGTGAAGAACTGGAGCGCTTGGGATGGAGAATCTGACATTACCGCAACAACAGGGCAGGTAATCACAGTGGTTGAGTGCGACAGTACCTATAAGGCGTTGAGCGCCGGACACGCAACTGTAACAGCAAAATGATGATCGTGGGAGGTAACTGGCATGGTTTATGCGGATTATGATTTTTATAAAACTTCATGCTTTGGCTCGGTCGTTCCAGAAACCGACTTTCCACGACTGGCAGAAAGAGCAAGTGATTTTGTGGATTTAATGACATCCGACAGGTTGGTGGATGGACTGCCGACAAATGAACGCTCACAGAAACGTATCAAAAAAACGGTCTGTTCATTGGCTGAATTAATGTATCAGATTGAGCTTGCTGAAAAGCAGGCTCTTTCCGTAGCAGAATCTGGTCTTACTGCATCATCCGAAGGAGCCGGGAAAAATACAGGCGTTGTGACCTCTGTATCTTCTGGAAGTGAGTCTATCTCATATGCCACTCCACAGCAGATCGGTGCAGGTGCAAAGGAAATGAGCGCTTTGTATGCAGCGGCGGGAGATCCACAGAAAATCAATGACATTCTGCTCAAAACGGCACTTCCTATGCTTATGGGAGTGAGAACTGATGATGGTATTCCGATTCTTTATGTAGGGGTATGAGTATGATTTGCAATAAAAAAGCGTATCCGGATATGAGAAAAGATTGCGAAAACTGTTCTGAAAAGGAAGCATGCTTTAGTGGGTATGCCGTTGGAGCCTCTTACATGGAGAACGCTTCTGAAAAACTGGAACAGCCTCTTATGAGGGAAACGACCACATTAAATGTTGGCGGAAATCTGGTACCAGTATACAAAGACGATCTGAAAAAAGAAATATACAAGGCGTTAAGAGAACCTTTTTCTTTGATGTATGGAGTATGAACATTTTGCAGGACTGTAGAACTAACATTTTAGGTTCCGAATGGAACATAAAGTTCGGAAACGAGGAACAGTATCCGAACTTAAAAAATATGGATGGTTATTGTGACCAAAGCACGCGCGAAATTATTGTTGACGATATGGAAAAATACCAGGAGCAGCTTGGCTCAAAAGCGGATCTTCCAAGCTATCGGAAGCAGGTTACCAGACATGAAATCATTCATGCATTTCTGTTTGAGTCAGGTCTTGATGTAAGTTCGGCCAAAGCTGAAAGCTGGGCTACGAATGAAGAGATGGTAGACTGGATTGCTATCCAGATGCCAAAAATCATTGCTGCTATGGAAAAAGCTGGTGCTCTATGAAAATTCTGAAACGATTATTTTGCAATCATGAAAAACAAGTGCATGTCGGCACGTATTTGTCTGATGAACTGGATGGATCACGACGGACACGCCATATATGGCAGTGTAAAAACTGCGGAAAAATGATTTGGAGGTAGAAAGATGGATTTAAGCTCACTGGGAAATTGCGTCCCCATTATTATGATCTGCTATGGTGTAGGTTTTGCGTGCAAGACCTTTCCTAAAATCCCGGATGAACGCATTCCGGTTATCATGCTGTTGGTTGGTGGTATTCTCGGTGCAATTGGTATGATAGTTATTCCGAGCTTTCCGGCAACGGATTACATCACGGCAGTTGCGGTCGGTATGTTTAATGGTCTGACAGCTACCGGAATCAATCAGCTGTATAAGCAGAGCAAGAAAGCGTAAGCAGTTATGGGCGGTCGTGGATCGTCCAGCGGTATGAGTGACAAAGGAAGACCGTATGGAAGTCAGTACCATTCATTATATGAATACGAAAATGTAAAGTTTGTTTCCAACATAGGCAAAAATTATGAGCCACTTATGGAAACTCGGACGGAAGGAAGAGTGTACGTACAGGTCGGCGGAAACGACATTATCAGAATTGTATTCATGGATGGACAGAACAAAAGAAATAAAGTCATTGAGCAGGACAAGAGGTCAAAAGAATGGCATGTTCATCATGGATATTTTCATACAGAAAATTCCGAAAAGGAACATGAACCTCTATCTGCTCAGGACAGACAGTATCTTGAAAAGATCAAAAGGATATGGCATAATCGTAGTAAGCAAACATAGTTTAAGTCGGGGAAAACACTCATAAAATGAGAGTTCTGCGTTCAAATCGTCGGTGTTTGTGCGAGAGATGCTATATCAGAAATGATGTGGCGTCTCTTTTTTTATGAAAAATTATGGTAGATAAAACAAACAGTATTGCATACGAAAATCTGAACCGACGCATGTTCGACGGCGCGGGAGAATACGGCATTCCGCAGATAGAACCGGAGATATTCGAGGGTGACTGCGAATTTGTCGGTTTCAATTATGCCAGAGGCAACTGTTCAAACACCGATCAGAAAGCTGTTCATTTCTTTCTTGACGATTACCAGTTCTATTCGCTGTGGAGAAACCCGGATAGATACGTGGATAAGTTGAGCAAATTCCGGTACGTTCTGACACCGGATTTCAGCACTTACACTGATTTTCCGAAAGCTATCCAGATTTACAACCATTACCGGAAGCACTGGGTAGGTGCATATCTGCAAGAGTATGGCTGCAGGGTAATTCCAACAATCTCATGGAGCACGCCGGATTCCTACGAATGGTGCTTTGACGGTGAACCGGAGGGTGGAACGGTGGCGGTATCGTCCGTTGGATGCATGAACGGCAAGGCGAAAAAGGAACTGTTCTTATCTGGTTACAATGCAATGATTGAACGGTTGCACCCGGAAAGCATCATTTTTTACGGCACAGTTCCGGAAGAATGCAAAGGCAATATTGTTCGGGTAAAAGCATTCAGTGACAGATTCAGTAAGGCAATCTGCGAGGTGTGAGCATGTATAACGATCATGTGACAGTATTCAACTTTTACGAATCTCCCATAACCGGGGAGATAACGTGGTATCCGCATGTGCTTCAGATGTGCGATTTGATTACAGACCGCGGAGCGATTATCAAAAAATATGGAGTAGACAGCACCGATACTGCACAGCTTCATGTTCGATGGTATGACGCAGATGCGGGAGATATATGCGTATTACGATCCAGCGGTGACTATTTGCCGTATCTTCCACCGAAAGAATGGAAGAAGCAGACAAACGATAAGCTGGTGGAATCTATAACCTTTTCAGATAAAGATTTCTTCTGCAAAGGCATATGGATTGGGCGGGATGCTCCGATATCTGATGATGATTACCGCGGCGGATTCTATCAGCATGTAAACAATCTCAATGACAATGTGTTTAAGGTTTCAAGTGTAGGAGGACCGTATACCTTGATCCCTCATTTTGAAATCCTTGGAAAGTAGGTAGCACATGGACAGAATGCAACATTTCCCTTCATTTTCAATCGTATATGGAGACATTGATATAAAACTCGATCTGTCCAGATTTGAGGAGCAGTACAAGAAAGCACAGTATGAGCTTGACGGTAATGTAATGAACAGCATGATTCCGTTTATGCCACATTACAACGGCACATTCATCCAGAACACCCGGGCGCACAGTGCTGCGATCCAGGGAACAGGAAGAGTATATGCCGCATATGGCCAGCAGGGAAGATACCTGTATATGGGAAAGACAATGGTTGATGAGGAAACCGGAAGCGCATGGGCGAAGCAGGGTAATAAGAAAGTTCTTGTCAGCCAGTATGGAGGAAAGACCAATGCAAAGGAAAACCTGTCATACACCCATACGCACAATCCGGCGGCTCAGGCTCACTGGTTCGATGCTGCGAAAAAGGCTGACGGAAAGAACTGGATAAGGCAGGTAAAAGCAACGGCGGGAGGTGGTAAACGTGGCGGATAATTTGAAACCGATAGGCGTAGACGCTGATGGGTACGACATTTTGACTACAGCCATGAAAGCGTTGCTGAATCAGTATCCAGGATTGCAGGAAAATGAGACTATCCGGTTTGAGCAGTTGGAGGACGATAGCGGTATTGCTTTCTCCAATGACAACGGTGCACTGGTCTACTCCGAAAAGGAAGATGTGTGCGGAGTCATGCATCAGATCTGCCAGTATCCTTTTTTCGTCATATACCGGACCGCATCATTACGAGAGAAACAGAAGATCAACGTACAGGCATTCCTTGACAGTCTCGGTAAATGGATCTGCCGGGAGCCTGTGACCATTGATGGAGTTGACACCCGCCTCACGACATTTCCGGAACTTTCCGGTGGGCGAATCATTAAGCGTATAACCCGTGAAAATTCTTACGGCACAGTGCCGCAGGAGAACGGTGTGCAGGACTGGCTTCTTCCCCTGACGGTCCGATACGAATATAACTATGAAACGATATAACCGACAGCAGAACAGATGCTGCCGCTGACCCAGAAATCCCTTTAAAAATTATGGGTAGAAAGGACTTTTTTATGGCCGTAACAGGAAAAATTGCCCGTAAATACATGGCACATTTTCTCGATGCAGGTTCTCTGTGTGGTGGTCTTACACCGAAGTATGAACGCCTCGGAAAAGATCTGGAAGAGTACAACATTGAACTGAATCCGGACACAGAGACTTCTAAGAATATTCTTGGTGAGACGAGCTTCAAGCACAATGGTTATGAAGCTACTTCCGAAGCTGATCCGTTCTATGCGGAAACAGACTCCGACCTCTTCAAAGCTCTCCAGAAGATTGTAGATGAGCGTCTGACAGACGACAACCTCAAAACTAAAGCGGTGGAAGTACACCTCTGGACAGAAGAGGCTAGCGGAGCTTACGAAGCATACCAGCAGGAATGCTACGTTGTCCCGACCTCCTACGGTGGTGATACTTCTGGTTATCAGATCCCGTTCACTGTCAACTATGTTGGCGAGCGTGTAAAAGGAACCTTTAACCCGACAACCAAAGCATTCACTGCAGCAGAATAAGTGGAGTAAGGAGAATAACTCATGGAAGAAATGAAACTCACAGTCGACACAGGTGCGGTGAATATCGCAGTGCAGGACGAAGCGGACGGCAGTGTGATCGGATCATTCAAATTCATCCCCACCGATATGGACATCATCAGACGTTACGGAAAGGTAGTGGATTATTTCAATGGCGTTACATTCCCGGAGAATCCTTCCGAGGAAGAGTACCTCAAGCTCGATGATGAGATCAGAGGGCAGCTGGACTATCTGCTCAATGGCAGCGTGTCAGAGGGTGTGTTCGCAAAATGCGCTCCGCTGACCATGATTTCTAATGGTGATTTTTTCTTCGAGACAATCATTGAGGGAATCGGCAAGCTGATCGAGAAGACCATGAAGACCCGTATCGACAAGAAAATGAAACGTGCGAAAGCAGCAACCTCCAAATACCACAGATGATCGCGTGGGAATTACCTGAATCATTGTGTGTAGGTGGTCAAGAATGGAAGATCCGGACTGACTTCCGAGCCATTCTTGACATTATCCGATACTTTGCAGACCCAGAATATGAGGCAGACGAGTCGTGGCTTATCTGCCTCACAATTCTATATATAGATTTTGACGATATGCCGCCGGAGATGTACCAGGAAGCCTGTGAAAAAGCTATTGAGTTCATCGACATGGGAATCAAGGACGACGGCAAGAAAAAGCCGCACACAATGGACTGGGAGCAGGATGCACCCATTATCCTCCCGGCTGTGAATCGTGTTCTGGGGCAAGAGGTAAGAGCGGTTGAACACCTGCACTGGTGGACGTTCCTCGGAGCTTATATGGAGATCGGAGACAGTCTTTTTTCGCAGACCCTAAGTATCCGGAAAAAGAAGATGGAGGGAAAACATCTGGAGAAATGGGAACGTGAATGGTACAGGCAGAACAAAGATCTGGTTGACTTGAAAAAGCGTTACACAGCAGAGGAAAAAGCCGAAATGGATCGGCTGAATAAGATCCTCGGATAGGCGGTGAGAAAATGGCTGGCCAGTATGACGGCACAATCCTGATTAATACGTCAATAGATACAGATGGTTTTAAAGCTGGCGGCAAAGAAGTGGAAGCAGCCATGAGAAAGGCCGCACAGTCTGTAAAAAATATTGGAGATACTGCAAAGGTCTCCTTACAGAAGAGCGTAGAAGCATTTGCAAATCAGAATCAGCAGGTAGCAACACAAAAACAGAAGGTTGAAGATCTACGCAAAGAGCTTGAACGTCTTGGAAATACAAAGGTCAAAACAGACGATTATGCAGCAATTCTGAAAGAAGCAAGCGCTTTACAAGACAAGCTTGAAAAGGTTAAAAAAGCACAGGAAGATTTTTTAAATGCCGGAGGAAAATTTAGTTCTTCTGCATATAAGAGAAGATCGAACCAGATTCTGGAGCTTACGCAGGATCTTCGTAGAGCAAAAGAAATGGAAGCTTCTATGCGTCATGAGGGAACTGCATACCAGCCTGCAGATACATCGGCGGTAGAAAGCAAATATATAGCCGAATCAGAGAAATTACAGCAGATGAACACAAGACTCGGCCTCTCCTATGATGCACTGAAAGCAAAAATTTCTTCTCTGAATAAAAGCACCAATGAATCGACTGGCATAAAAGGTCGTCTCACATCTGCTATAGGTGCTCTTGGCGCAAAAATCAAGGGAATTCTGCCCGGAATGAATCAGATGAATAAATCTGCAAAGAAAAGTGGACTTTCCATGAAAAAACTACTTATGTATGGGTTTGGATTTCGAAGCCTGTTTGCGCTGTTCAACCGTCTTCGGTCAGCAGTGGTAAGCGGATTTCAGAATTTGTCCCAGTATTCCGGGCAAACAAACGCAGACATATCTATGCTGATGTCTTCATTGACACAGCTGAAAAATAGTCTTGCGACGGCGTTTGCACCGATTTTAAGCGTTGTAGCTCCAATTCTTTCAAAGTTTATCGGCATGTTATCTACAGCGGCCAGCTACGTGAGCCAGTTTTTGTCTGCTTTGACCGGAAAAAGCACATACGTTAAAGCGGTTAAGGTTCAGCAGAATTATGCTGCTGGGTTAAAAAAGACCGGTGATAATGCAAAAGACGCAAAGAAAGAGCTACAGGGATACCTCTCGCCCATTGATGAAATCAACAAGAAAGAGAAGGAAAACGCAGATGCTTCGTCTGGATCTGGAGCCGGAGGCGGTTTAGATCCAAGCAAAATGTTTGAGACCAAGCCGATTGAGTCCAATGTCATGAGCCTTGCTGAAAAGGTAAAAAAAGCCTTTGCGGAAATGTTTGCTCCTCTAGCGGATGCATGGCAGATTTACGGACCGTCAATTAAGAAAAGTCTCGGAAAGATTAAGCAGGATTTTATTGATTTTTTCGTTGAGATCGGAACGGCTACGGTCGACTGGGCAAAGAACCTTGACTGGAAGCCTCTTCTTGCCTCTGTAGACAATCTTTTGCAAAAACTCGAACCATTGGTAGACCTGATTCTTGACGACCTTGCATGGGCGTATGAGAACGTTTTGTTACCACTTGGGAAATGGGTAATTGAAGATGCAGGCCCAGCGGCTATAGATGTGTTCTCGTCTGCATTAGATTTCCTTACGTCCGTTCTTGAAGCGCTGGAACCGCTTGCGTTATGGCTATGGGAGAATTTCTTATCTCCTATTGCCGAATGGACAGGTGGCGTGATTGTGACGGTTTTGGAAGGAATTGCAACAGCACTCACAAAACTTAGTGATTGGATAGACGAGCATCAAACGGCTGTTGAAAATTTCACACTCGTTGTTTTGGCGTTTATGGCAGCATGGGGAATTGTTGATCTCGCAGTGAAAATTGCTGGAATTGTGACTTCTCTGGTTTCGTTTGTGGCCACCGGAGGCCTGGCAACAGCGGTAGCAACCGGTCTTGGTGCAGCTATTGCGTTCCTTACAAGTCCGATCACAATTGCTATTGCAGCTATTACTGCTCTGATCGTAGCAGGTGTGCTTCTGTACAAAAACTGGGACACTGTATCAGAAAAAGCGCAGGTAGTATGGACTTTTGTGCAGTCATGTTTCCAAAAATTTGATGATTTTCTGCAACGTGTCTTCGTTACTGACTGGGTCAAATATTTTGGCGTGTTCGGTTATGTGATACAAGGATTCGCTGTTTCTGTTCAATCTATGTGGAACGGAATAAAGCTTATTTTCAACGGCTTTATTACTTTTTTGAGTGGAATTTTTTCTGGAAATTGGCGAAAAGCTCTTACCGGATTAGTTCAGATTTTCAGCGGAGTTTTTCAGACGATCGAAGGATTTGCAAAAATTCCGATTAATGGCGTTATCGGACTGATTAACGGAATGATTTCTGCGATTACTTCTGGACTGAACTGGGTCGTAAAAAAAGTCAATACACTTTCATTCGACGTCCCGGACTGGGTACCCGAAATCGGCGGAAAGCACTTTGGCTTTGATTTTTCAACCTTCACTGCACCGAAGATTCCATATCTGGCAACCGGCGCAGTGATCCCGGCGAATGCCCCGTTTACGGCAGTCCTCGGAGACCAGAAACACGGCAACAACATTGAAGCACCGGAGGCTCTGATACGAAAGATTGTCCGGGAAGAGAGCGGCAGCAGAGGTGGAACGTATCACTTTACCGGACAGATTAACCGGCGTGTGCTGTTTGACGAGTTCATCACCGAGGCGAAGCTCCGGCAGGATCAGACCGGCGTAAACCCGCTGACATCGTTTTAAGGAGGCTGTATGCAGGATCGGATAAAAATTGAAGATGTTGTAATCTTGCAGCCGGACGACGACGGGTACCAGGCGGAGCTTGCAACGACTTCCACAGAAGATTCAGACCGTGACATGGGACTGGATATGCACAACACGCCGATAGGCACGGTGTTCGGGTATAACCTTAAATGGACATCCCCACCGGCGAAAGAAGTATCAAAAATTCTCAAACTGGTACTGAATAAGAGCCAGTTCAAGATGCACTACTACGACATTGTAGAGGCGGCGTGGATGGACGGATATTTCTATGCATCCAATTTCAGTTCCCCGTCTAGGTCACTGGAAGAGGATGCAGAGGTGTGGGATTCTCTGTCATTCAATGTTAGAAGTATAGGAGCAAAGAAATGAGAGAAGGTAGCAGCGAGCTTCTCAAAGCTTACGAAACAAGTGCAAAATTCTATCAGACAGCGCATTTTGTTCTGGCGAATGGCCAGACTCTGAATCTTGGAAAGGGTGACTTCTACCTTTCCGGGAACGGATTAAGTGACTCGGCAGGCAGTAGCACCTTTCCGCTGGGTGTAGCTCTTGAAAAACAGATCACTCTTTCCATCGTCAATGACAAAGACCAGTATTCCACGTATGATTTTATCGGCGCGCGGATCACAGTCTACTGCAAATATGATCTTCCGGAGAGAGTGGAGTCATTCCTCTTCGGAACGTTCACCGTGCGGGACCCGGAGACCTACGGAACGGTTATCACCATCACGGCGGTTGATGATATGTACAAGGGTGACGAGTATTACAACACCAAGCTGTCTTACCCCATGACTGCAGGTGAAGCTCTGCGAGACAGTTGCAGCACCTGCAATATTACTCTGATAGATACAGTTTTTGCTAACTCTGATTACATCATCAAGGAAGCGCCTACTGGACTGACGCACCGCTCCTTCTGGGGACTGTGCGCGATGCTGGCGGGCGGAAATGCCCGGGTTGATGAGTATAACCGTCTACGTATCATTACCTATGATTTCTCAACGTTTGAGACTGACCAGGGATTATACGGCGGAGTGTTTGACGAAAGTACACCATATGCAACCGGAGATACGGCGGATGGCGGAACGTTCAAACCGTGGACGACCGGATATACATATGACGGAGGTAACTTCCACAACTGGAGCGGTATTCATCAACTGTTCAAGGTTAAGAATCTTAAGGTCTCCACGGATGATGTGGTTATCACTGGGATTCAGAGTGAGGTTGATGAGATAACTTACACCAGTGGGCAGGAAGGGTACATGCTGAAACTGGATAACCAGTTAATCACAGGGAATGAGCAGGACGCAGTGAACCGTATCGGGCGGATTCTAATCGGCCTAAAATTCCGACCGTTTGAGATGGACCATGTAGCATATCCGTTTGCGGAATTTGGGGACCTGTGCTATGTGACGGACCGAAAAAACAATGTATATCAGTCTGTAATCACGGATGTGGATTTTCAGTTCTATGGGTATACGACGATCAAATGTACGGCGGAAAGTCCGATTCGGAACAGCTCCAATTACTATTCCGAAACAACCAAAGCAGTTATTAAGTCCAGAAGAGAAACGAAGGTACAGCTTGACGAATACGACAAGGCCGTGCAGATGCTCACCAGCCTTATCACGCAGAGTTTTGGCGTATATAAAACAGAGGAAGTGTTGGAGGATGGCTCCACAATCTTCTACCTGCATAATAAACCTACACTGGCAGCATCCCGCACAATTTGGAAGATGACAGCCAATGCTTTTGCGGTCAGTACGGACGGCGGAAAGACCTGGAACGCCGGAATGGATTCTTCCGGTAACGCCGTTGTAAATGTTTTGTCTGCTATTGGTATCAATTTTGACTGGGCAAGAGGCGGAACGCTGACTCTGGGAGGTAAAAGCAATCAGAATGGACTTCTTAAGCTTCTTGATTCTTCTGGATCCGAAGTCGGAAGGATGGGTAACAACGGAATTAACATTCTGAAAGGGTTAATTAAGATAGGACTCTTTTCAGTCGGAACTGATGGCAAGGTTATAGCGAACGATCTTCGAAGCAGTTCCGCAACGATCACAGGTGGCAAAATCGGCGGATGGCATATTCAAGAAAACGACTTGTATAACGAATCAGGTGACTGTGCTGTATTGGTAGCCAATGGAACGAATGATAACAGAGATTTTCTTGTTGTTCGTGTAAAAAAAGGGTCATCATATGTATATCCTTTCTGGGTAAGAGCAAATGGACAGGTCGGTATCAATCTTGTAGACCAGTCTGTATCTGTTCCGACAATTACTATAGGAAATTCCGATGGCGGATATATGAAGATGGGTGCTGACGGCTTTGAGGTACGTTTTTCTGGATCCGACGGAGGCAACCATTACGCTAAAATGTATTATAACAATGATGGCTGGGCCAGATTGACACTCGGAAGCTATGGAGAGGAGAAAGCAAGGATTGACTCTGATGGAATGATACAGACGCGCTATGGGAAAAAGGGAAGTGCCACACCGAATGTGCATATTAATAGCGCCGGAACAATTCTGGAATGCAGAAGCTCTAGCCGGAGATATAAAAAAGACGAATCCACAGACCTTGGAGAGATGGACCCGACAAAGCTGTATGATGTCCCGGTGAAAACCTACTACTACAAAAGCGGTTATCTATCGAAAGAGGATCCACGGTATGGAGAAAAATTCATTGGATTCATTGTGGAAGATTTTCAAGAGAAATATCCCTGGGCCATTGACTATGACGACAAAGGGCGCCCTGAGATGTGGAACAGCACCGTCCTTCTTCCAGCTATGCTGAAACTGATACAGGAGCAGCACAATGAGATCGAAAATCTGAAAGATGAAATATCAGAAATCAAGGAAATGCTGAAAGGAGTGATAGGGTAATGGCAATTCAGAACAGGCGTGGAAATTATGATGATTTTCTTCCAGAAAAAATGCTTCCGGCAGAATGGGCCATTGTTCTTTCTGGTGATCCTGTCGTCACTGATGGAAAATCCGCTTTTATATGTTTTTCCCCTGGTGATGTAAAGAGGATTTCGACATATAACGATATGGTAGCTCAATTCAACGCCATCAATGCAGATCTGATCGAAAAACTAACTGGTGATGTCACTGACGCTGCCAATGCTGCGAACGTTGCTACATCTGGAGCTAATACAGCGGCCGGAAATGCACGAACGCAGGCTACTGCAGCAGAAACAGCAGCAAACGAGGCAAGTAACATAGCTGACATAATTCAAGGAAAGCTTGATGCTGGCGAGTTGAAGGGAGGCAAGGGAGACAAGGGAGACAAGGGTTCCACCGGAGAAAGCGGTGTAACCGTTCCAATCTCTGGACTCTTCACGCTCGCCGTAGAAGAGGATACAGGGGATCTGTATGTATATTATGCTGATGGCAGCACCCCTCCGGAGTTTGAGTACAACTCCGAAACAGGTGACTTATACTATGTCACACCGGAATCATAGAAAGGAGATAACTTCATGGCAAAGGTTAAGATCGGAAACGTAAAAGGACCGCAGGGTGAACAGGGACCGCAGGGTGAACAGGGACCGCAGGGACCGACCGGTGCAACTGGAGCAACTGGACAGGTTGACGCAAGCACTGCTATCGAATTTGAGGAAAACAGCAGCTACGCAAATATAGAAAGCGGAGAAAGCATAGCTACTATTTTCGGGAAACTCAAAAAAATTGCAGGTGGAATCCTTGCTGGAGCAGGAAGCACACTTCTCGGAGCGAACCTTACCACTAATAGAGTTCTCCTGTCAAATTCTGACGGAAAGATTACTGCATCCACAATCACGGACACAGAGCTTGCTTATCTGGACGGGCTGACTGGAAATGTACAGCAGAACATTAATTTACTAAATGAGAAGATGTATGTCTCATACACTGGTGTTAGTATTATTGCGAGTGAATCTTCTGATGCCAATACAAAAAAAATAACCGTCAGCAAAGATGGCTTCATCCAAGCTATATGTAAAACAGGCGCGGATAAAGGACAACCGTTTGTACGACTACAAATCAACGGGCTTTACGTATTTGAAGGCCATGCAGAAAATGCTGCGTATAGGTATTTGTGGACTCCATTATTTCCTGTAAAAGCAGGAGATGTAGTGATATACACAATGGCGAATCAGACATCTTCTGGAGAACGTACAATACGTCTATATGGTTATCGTTAGTCAGAAACGAATCTCTGACATATAACAATACATTTTAAACCATAAATTTTCTCATTAACATTCAATGCATAGACTGCCACATCAGTTCCAATTAACGATTGACTACTATTTTTTATGATTTCCTTAGAGGAATTTGGAAGCGTTAAATTTCCTAAAATTTTCCACTTCTCAGTTAGTAAATAAAAGGGAGCGGATTTTCCGCTCCCGATCATCACAATTTTGTTTTTCAGTGTTTCCTTTCTGGTCATAAACTCCTACCTTCCAAAAGTGAAGATAAGAATGAAAGAAAAGTGGGTTACAATAATAATAGTAATGCATAACACAGGAGGTTTGAATATGATTATCGGAATTAACGCCGGACACACGAAAACCGGCCCAGGATCTGGAGCCGTAGGCAGAATCAAAGAGTCAGAACATACAAGATATGTGGCTGCCGCGCTGGAAAAATATCTTCGTGTTGCAGGAGTAACCGTCCGGGATTGCACGATTGATTCAGCAAAGACCCAGAATGCATATCTGGCACAGGCCGTCAATCTGGCAAACGCACAGGATCTGGATTGGTTCGTGTCAATCCACTTCAACGCAGGCGGCGGACGCGGCGTGGAAGCATACACGTACAACGGAAGACAGTATCAGGATGCAATCGAGATCTGTGCGAACATTGCAGCACTCGGATTCAAAAATCGCGGTGTAAAATCCGGCACCGGATTATATGTTATCAGAAAGACTAAGGCGAAGAGTATCCTGATTGAGGTATGCTTCGTAGATTCTGACGATGCAGAACATTATCTGTCTGTAGGTGCAGATAAAATCGCGAAAGCTATTGCGGCGGCCCTTCTCCCGATTGCGGCACCGGAATTGCCGGCACCGGAAGCACCTGCAAAGTCAGAGACAAAAAAATACGTGAAAGTGCTGGTTAATGAGCTGAATGTGCGGAAAGCAGCTTCATGGGATGCAAAGGACGTTTGCGGAACTGTTCGTAAAAACGAGGTGTTTACAGTAGTTGATACGTTGACCGTAGGAAAGACACAGATGCATAAGCTGAAAAGCGGACTGTACATCACGGCACATCCTGCCTATGTACTGACGTACGTAAAATAAGACATCAAAAAAGAACCCATCTTTGCGATGAGTTCTTTTTTTGATTTTAGATATTAACATTTTTCAACTCAACCGTACCAGACATTGGACTGACGGACACACAGCAATTCCATGTACTGCTGATAAAAATATCATAACAAAAATAAAAAAAATTGCAATACCCTATTGACTATTGGTACCAATAGTGATATGATATAACCATCAAAGGAAATCACTTATGGAGGTAGCAAAATGAGAAAAGAAAAATTAGTTGAAATGAAAGAATCAACAGTAAAGAATCTGACATGGTATTTAAAAAGTGTTATGACAGAAGACGATTTGAAAGCGTTTTCTATCCCGCAGCTTGAAAGAATTTGCTCCATGATGGAACGGGCGGAAATTTTAAGAGAAAGCTGTGATCCGTTTTACGGACTCTCTGCAACAGAAGTAATACAGAAATCTTCTGGGAAAATTGCATTTTTCGAAGAAGACGGAACCATTCGCGAAGAAAGTAGAGCAGAATGCAGAACTGGTGCCGCTGTTTCAATCCTCAATGCTTACGAAAAAAAGATTGAAAAAAGAGAAAAAGCATGATCTATATGACCATGCTAATCTCTTTGAACATAAGTTCATAAACAATCACACTTTTCAACTCAACGTCACCGGCAAGGCGGCAACGACACATAACAGCCCCTAGCGCTGTTAATATAATTAATATATCATAGAACAAGGAATAATTCAATGAAAAAAAATATCATAATCAACAAAGCTGGAGGCAATGCGAGCAAGAATTCTGTTGCTTATAAAATAGGATTGCCTATAGAAATGGTAAAAGCACTGGGAGTTACACCCGATGATCGTCTTGTAGATGTCAGTTTTGAAAATGGGAAAATAGTTATATCAAAAATAAACAACATGTCCTAATTTTGTCTTTACGGCAGGCAAAGAGTGTTGATTTTACAGGGGAAATAGTAGTTTGAGCACTTGACTTTTAATCAAGTTGTCCGGGGTTCGAATCCCCGATGTCTCACTAAAAAAACCGTTATTCAAGAATCCCTTGGATAGCGGTTTTTCTTTGTATTTTCAACGTTTTTCCGGTGTGTAATGTGGAAAAGTCCTCTCAAAAAATGTACATCTGTGTATGAGTAAGTTGAACAAAGTAAATGTCCTTTTTCTGTCCTTTTTGGGTTCTTCCAAGACAAGATGTCCTCGTTTTGTCCTCAAAATCCGATCGCATTTTCCACTGCTTCTCCCGCTTTTTCCTGTTCTTCAATGATATGGTCATAGACGCTCAATACCATCTTTTCCGTGTCTCCAATCAGCCGGGCAATCTTCTTAATGGAGATATTCGGGATCTGGTAGCAGAGCTGTGTGCAGTAGTTGTGCCGGAACACATGCGCTGTCAGACCCGGTACAAGATTCACAGCTTCGTTCCCTCCGGCTGCCATATTGACCTTCCGTACAATCGACGCCCACATCTTCCGGTAGGCTGATTTTGTCATGACTCCGCCACCACGTGACTTCTGGATCAGATAACCATCTACTCCGTGTATGTACTCCTGCAGGAATGTGTATAAGAAGTCCGGCATGGGAACATCTCTGTATCCGTTTTCACTCTTCGGACACTTCGACACAGGGTTGTTCTTATCGAATACCACGGCACTGTGAATACGTACAGACCGGCTCTTCATGGATATATCTGTACGGCAGAGCGCCAGAGCTTCCTCCCGGCGCAGTCCCAGACCGTAGATCAGATACACGAAGCACCGCTCCCGATCAGTGAAGTCAGCTTCCTTAATAGCTTTCTTCTCCAACGCCGTGAGCGGGCGTTTGGTGGGACTTTTGTACTTTGCCAATGAAATACCGTCGCATATATCTTTGTACGCTGCATCGGGCAGCAGGCGGTCAGCAATGGCACTCTTGATAACCTGCCGGAACGTGAGCGCAATCTGTTCGCAGGTCCGTGGCTTGTCTATGTTCGCATTGAGCACCTGTTGGAAGTGTATCCGGCTTATCTCCTGCAGCTTCACGCCGGATAACAGAGTCAGCTTTTTCTCGATCACATTATCATACATGCTCCGGGTGTTCAGCTCCGTGGCACATTTGTAGGTCTTGAACCACTGCCGGGCGTACTCCACAAACAGGACATCATCTGTCCGGGTGATCTTCCGTTCTTCCACTTGCCGCCGAATCTCCTCGACCTGCCGTTCCAGATCCCGGCTGGACTTTGCACTCTTTACGTTGATCCGGTGTTTCGTTCCGTCTTTGTTGTAAGTTCCGTCCCATACCTTTGTTCGGTAGTATCCGTCCTTTCCCTTTTGATACTTCTGTGTAGCCATCCTTATATCCTCCTAAAAATGGGTATAAAAAATACAGCCAGCAATAAAAATTGCTTGCGTGGCTGCGCTTCTGGTGGTACACTATATTTGTGATCGCACATCACACAACAAATATATAGGCGTACCACGAAAAGACGCTTATTAGACAGTTTTTAGGTCCCTCTGTTGGCGCAGGGGGACTTTTTCTATACTTTTATCTTCTCCATTAACCGGTTCAGTTCATCCCGATCCCATAAAAGAACATTGGTCTTTCCAGCCAGATCTATTGCTGATTCCGTGAAGTGCTGATTTGTCAGAACAACTGGTACATGGCAGTCATAGTATTTTGCACCGGCATAAGCTTCCTGTACAGCTTTATTACCGATGTCTGAAGCATACCTTTTGCACTGTATTCCGTATTTCACTTTGTGCTTATAAGCTATGATGTCTATACCTTGATCTCCACTTCCGGGTGTCACCTCGACATCCTCGTATCCATCTTTTCTTAACAGATCCGCGCAAAATTCTTCAAAATCATGCCCCTCCATTTGATCTACAAAGCTTCCGACTCTTCTTTCAAACAAATCTATGTAGAATGATCTGTTCGCTTGCAAATCCTTCAACATTTTGGATGGAGACACAGCAAAATCGAATAAATCTTCAACCTGTGATAGCAAATAAAGTATCTGGCTTAATTCATTCATAGATAGAGCGAATTCTTTTTTATCAGTTGTAGATGTGATAATTTCTATAAGCTCATTTACTCGTTGTAATTTCTGCGCAGCTCCATCATATGTGAGAGAAGAAAGAAATACGTCTTTTTCGTTAGAATTCTTTTCCTGGTTTTGGTTTGCACCTTTACTTTCTGGCGCATTTCGGTCGACATCTTGGATGATATTTTCTTTTTGATCGTTTTCATTTTCTGCTTCTGGGATAAAATCTTCTTTTTCGGAAGGCTCTGAAGCATTTTCATTCTCTTCTATAGTGTTTTTCGATTTTTGCTTTTTGATATCAATATATTTGGCAAAAAACTTAAAAAATCTTTTCAAGAAGTATATTGCAATTTCCGCCGGAATTACAAAAACAATGTAAACCGCAACCATTATTGTAAACCATTCGGATATAGTAATTGGTTTGCCATCAACTTGCGCTCTCGAAAGCAGAAGTCCAATTAAAATGTAAAAAAGTGTAACTGGAATGTTAAAGATCTTTTTGAAAAATTTCATAGTTTCTTAAAATTCAGTAGTATCTCCGTACATCCTATCAATCGTGCCAGCTGTCCAATGGTCATGCCGGGGTTGTCTAATATCGCATTGGTCGGAATTAGCAGTTCTGCAGCAAAGGCGTTCGCCTGCATCTCTGCCTTGTTCTTAGGAAATGATTTTTCCCAGCTGAAAAAATAATAATCTTCGTTGTGCAAGACAGCATGTCCCAACTCATGTGCGGCTATGACTTTTTTATCACTGAACGGGCAGTCACTATTGATATATATGAATTTGTTTCCTGCTATCCTTAAACAACACCCGGAGATATTCCCCAGGGGTCCTGTCTGGACATAAATGCCCAGATATCCCGCGATTCGGAAAGGATCTTCTGTATCGTATCGTTCCTTTAGCTCTCTGGCTATCCTCTTCGCATTCTCCATATATCTTTTACTCCTTGCTCTTTTCAAGTAGAGCTATTGAAATCCGAACCTGCTGCAAAAGTAACTCAATGCTTTCTTTGTCCGCAGGCTTTCCGTCAAAATATAGAGGCTTTTGTTTACCACTCAATAAAAGTTTCTCTAAATTAAGATATTCCTCTTTTAAATCTGGGTCTTTTATTTCTGACACATTGGACTGATCCTCCTTTCCGTTTATGAGTTCACCAACAGTTACGCCAAAAAGTTTTGCAATCTTTTCCAATTTATCGTTTTTTGGTGTACTTCTTCCGCTTTTCCAATCAGAAAAGGTCGATTTCCCTATACCTGTTTCTCTGGAAACATCCGCATCACGCATACCTCTTGCATCCCGTAGATTGCAATAATTTTCGTACATGATTGTCCCCTTTCAAAAAAGTTCTGAAATCCGTACAAAAAGTATTGACAAGTTCTGAAATCCGTATTACAATAGCTTTACAAAGTTCGGAAATCAAAACAAGCCACCATCTTGTCGGTATATTCTTCTCGCAATTTGTATTATACCGGATATCCGAACTAAAAGCAATAGAAAAGTTCGGAAAGGGGTGAAAAATTGTATCAGAAATATGTAGAGCTGCGAGATCAGAAAGGAGTTACTGATTATCGGGTAGCTTGTGAGACTGGAATTACAAAATCTACCTTCACTGATTGGAAAAGCGGAAGAAGCGAACCGAAGTTAGATAAACTTCAAAAAATCGCAGATTATTTTGAAGTAGGAATTGATTATTTTATCGAGTAAGGAGGAAAAAGTGAAAGGGAACGATGCAGCTGTTATTGCGGCTATGACAATTAAAGCATTGAATGAAGAAATGAAAAGGCTTCGTGAAGAAAATGAAAAATTACGAAAAATGTTAGGAGGAAATTACGAGCAAAATTTTCATTCCACATGAACTTAAAACTATAGAAGTTGACACAGAAAGGAAACAAATTGGAAAATTTACAGATTTTTAACAGTGAGGAGTTCGGACAGATCCGGACAATGGCAATTAATGGTGAGCCGTGGTTCGTTGGAAAGGATGTAGCAGATATTCTTGGATACAAGAATGGAAGCAGAGACATCAATGCACACGTAGAAGATGAAGACAGAAGAATTATCAAAAGTACCGAAACGGTATCTTTGGATATTCCAAGCAGAGGAGTGATTCTAATCAATGAGTCCGGTCTCTACAGCCTTATTCTTTCAAGTAAGATGCCGAACGCAAAGAAGTTTAAACACTGGGTAACATCCGAAGTGCTGCCGTCAATTCGTGGCAACGGCGCATACATTGCCGGGCAGGAAAATATGACACCAGAACAGATCATGGCAGCAGGTCTGCAGGCGGCACAGAAAATCATTGAAAGTAAGAATCAGCAGATCGAAGCACAGAAAACGGACATTCAGCGCATGAAACCGAAAGAGATTTTCGCTGATGCTGTGAGTGCTTCCCATACATCTATTCTGATCGGTGCGCTGGCAAAGATCATAAGCCAGAACGGTGTCCATATCGGACAGAACCGCTTGTTTGCATGGATGCGTGAGAATGGCTATCTGATTACCAGACGAGGCGCAGATTACAATATGCCGACGCAGAAATCAATGGAAATGAAGCTTTTTGAAATCAAAGAGCGCACGGTCAATAACCCGGACGGAAGTGTAAGGATTATACGCACGGCATTGGTTACTGGGAAAGGTCAACAGTATTTCATCAACAAATTTCTGGCCAAGGAATAGAAAGGAAACAAGGAGGGTAAAAAGACGAGCGCTAAGAAAAAATTGCGTAAGCTGGAAAAGAGAATTGCCAGTCTTGAATCAATAGTTGTTCAGTATCGGCTTGAGAACAGCAAACAACTTTGGGAGGATGTTGCTCCTAAGGTTAAGGAAAACCCATCATTCAAAAAGTTGGTAGGCGGCTGAACACTATTTGAGCAGAAAGGAGAGGCATGCAGGAGGTTGGGTTGGAAAATCTAAGATGTGCAATAGTGATCCGGGCGGTACAGGATTACGCCGAAGCACTCCGGTACTTGCATCTTCCTGCACACAGGCAGGAGGAAGAGAAGTTCCGCAAGGCGAAGTACACCCGGGAAGAATGTGAGAGATTCTTCCAGTCTGACTGGTTTACGGTTCTGTCTGATATGGACGGTCCGCAGATGATGGAAGCGGTCAGAAAAAAAGCGTATAACGGAAAATTCAACAAATTGAATTATCCATAGGTTACGCAAAAGAAAAACCATAGGTTTTTTAAATGCAAAACCATTGGTTATGAGGTTTTGAAAACATGGTTTTTTAGATGTTTTCTGGAAGTGAAGAAGAAACTGAAAATTGAAATTACATTTTTGAGTTCCGAAAAAATGGTTACGAATAGCTAACCAAAAATGAGAGATTCCAGAAAACGTTGAAATTACAGCATTTTCCGAGGCTTTATCCATTGGTTATTAACTGAAAAACCATAGGTTTTGAAAATGAAAAACCATAGGTTATGCAAAGTGAAAACCTAATGTAAAGGTAAATGTAAAGGAAAAGGTAAAGGTAAAAGATAAATATATATTGTGCGTTTTGCGCGATTGGAGGGCGTAATGCAGTACAAGAAAAAGATCATGAGAGCGTCAGAAATTGAGCAGGAATACGGCTACGCTAAGAGTAGTATATCCAGACTCATTCACATGCCGGGTCAGACGTTCGCATTCAAGCTCCACCCGGAGAGAAGGAACTCACCGGTGCTGATCGACACCGAACGGTTTGAGCGGTGGAGACAGCGGAATACCTGCTAGGGCATAGATCAGCATCTCACTGCTAGGGAGAAGCGGTGCGGGGCAAAGCAGAGGAGTCGAAATGAATAGCAATGGATTGGCAAAGTGAGGTAATGCGTATCTGTGCAAGGGATTAGCTCAGTTTTGAGATGCAAGGGAATTGAACTGCTAGGCAATGTACAGCAGCGGATCGGCGAAGAGTAGCTCGGTTAAGAAATGCGAAGGAGAAGCAGTGAAAAGCGCTGCCCGGTGTAACAAAGCAATGGAATGGCACGGCCAGGAACAGAAAAGCGTTCAGTAGAAAGGGCATAGAGAAGCGTTGAAAGAGCTGAGTTGCGAAGGAAAAGCAAAGAGAAGAACAGCTCGGCAATGGAAAGGTGTTGCAGTGATTTGCGGAGGCAGAGCTTGGCGAAGAAAGAGAAGAATGGCAAAGGAGGGGCGTGGAGAGGAAATGGAATAGCGTAGACCCGAGGTGCGTTGCAATGGATTGGCATGGAGTTGATAAGCTACGGCAAAGGTAGCATAGCAAGGAGTAGACAAAACAGGAGGAAAAAAAATGAAGGAGATCAAAGTAAAATTAACATTTTTGGAGGAAGTTCTGGGAACAGCAAGCGCAGACAAGGAAATTCACGATAAGTTTATCGCGGCGAATGCCCCGGATGCACCAAGCCGGAAAGAAGAGATCGAGGCTCTGGGCGTTGAAGAGGTTATTGAGAAGTCCATGACGGTGTTCCCGCGGAATACCGAGGGGAAACCGATCTTCTGGGATTACCAGATCAAGGGATTTTTCAAGGATGCATGCGGAATGCTCCGTAAGGTTCCCAATTCTGCCAGCAGTAAGATCAAGGCGTACAAGAAAGAGATCGACGGTCTGATTTTCGTAAAAGAACGTGAGATCCCGATTATCTTTGATGGCGAGATCGGAAGCTGCCAGAGACCATTAAGAGCACAGACGGCACAGGGCGAACGTGTGGCGCTGGCAAACAGCGAAACCGTTCCGGCAGGAAGCACGATTGAGTTCACCATTCAGCTGATGTGTGACACGCACGAAAAGGCCGTGAGGGAATGGCTTGACTATGGAGTTTTCCGGGGAATTGGACAGTGGCGGAACTCAGGTAAAGGAAAGTATGAGTGGGAAGAACTGGACAATAAAGGGAACGTGATCGGAGGAAATCGAGGTGTCACTAAGAACTGAAAACAGAAATATTTATTGGGCATGGAAAGCTATGAAACAACGCTGCAATAATCCAAAATGCGAAGCTTATAGGAACTACGGCGCGAGAGGAATAAAAGTTTGTGAAGAATGGAACAGGTTTGAACCTTTTTTGGAATGGTGTATACAAAATGGTTACAAAAAGGGACTTGATCTGGATAGAAAAAATAACAACGGAGATTATACGCCGGAAAATTGCAGGTGGATTTCGAGAAAAGAAAATCTGAATAATCGCAGAAATACAGTATATCTAACTGTATGCGGGAAAAAACTGCCGGAAACTGTATGGGCAGAAAAAATTGGAGTAGATAGAGCGCTCATAAAATACTGGATTAAAACGAAAGGAAAATGTTACGCAGAAAAAAGAATCGAAGAATCGTTAAAAAATGGTTATAGTCCTAGAAATTACAGTTATGGACATAAAAAGCCTATACGACATGTGCAGACTGGACTTATTTTTGACTCTGTGAAAAAAGCAGCAGAACATTTCGGACTGGCACCATGCACAATATCAAACGCAATGAGAAATGGCAAAATGACCGGAAAAGGGAAATTCGAATGGTCAGAAGTAGAGTAACTGAACAATGGGCGCCCCGGAGGTGCTAGGAACACCATCCGGAGCAATGCACCCACATTGAGAACACCAATGCGGATACAGGTTAATTGTAGCACATATCTCCTGTATCGGCAAGAACAGGAGGTTTACATGAAAAAAACACAAACGGATGAAAAAACAGTAAAAACATGGGACGAGGTACGCGAAGTACTGGCTACCGAAGTAATCGGACAGGCGAGAAAGCAGACAAAACGCTGGATGATGGCATTTCTGGTGGCGCTGGCATTGCTGGTAGGCAGTAATGTGGCGTGGGCGTATGCGTACACCACAGCAGTAGAACAGGAGGCGGAGTGATGAAGTTATATAAGATCCTCTACGGGATCGGGATTTTCACGGCATTGTTCGGTTGCATGACACTATGCGGTGCAATCGAATGGCGAACCAGTCTGGTTCCGCCACTGGTTATCACAGCAGTAGGCGTGGCTTTTTTTCTGGCAGGTTACCGGGAGAGCGGCGGGTATTTCTAGGAGGTGTACATGAAATTTTTGAATGAAAACAAATGGCCAATCATGATGCTGGCAGGACTGGCATTCTGGTGGCTGATATGGAGGATTGGAGCATGAATGAAAAACATGAAACATTTGAGTTTAAAGAAAGAATCTTTGTAGATCGGCATGAACACAACATGTACGTGAAAATGCAGTACATGATTGATCTATTTGACAGAATGAGCAGAGCAAATAAATACATGAGCATTGATGATGCCAGGATGATATTTGACCTTGAACCACTTCCGGAAGAACCGGTACATCCTTGGGATCAGGAATTTGACATGGGTGAATCACCGGAGGCGGAATGATGAACGGGTACAAATGTGACAGCTGCGGACAGTATCTGAAAGACAGTGACGGGTTACTGTGTGAGAAGTGCCTGCGGAATATCAGAGTCAGGGTGCAGAAGGGCAGGAGACTGGATGCACTGCTGATCGGGAAAGAGGAAAAACAGGAGGAGATCTGGGAATGACGTTATATGAAATTGATGCAGAAATCATGGAGATTATCGAGAATGCGGTTGATCCGGAGACCGGGGAGATCATTGACGAGCTGGCAATGGCCGGTCTTGGAAATCTGAATGAAGCAAGAGAAAAGAAGATCGAGAATATGTTACTTCTGGTGAAGAATCTGGAATCCGATGCTGAGCAGCTGAAAGCAGAAAAGTTGGCTTTTGATCAGAGACAGCATGCGGCATTGAATAAGGCGGAGTGGTTGAAAAAATGCGTGCAGAATTCGCTTGCCGGTGAAAAATTCACGACGCCGAGGGTGGCGGTCAGCTACCGGAAGAGTACAGCAGTGGAGTTCACCGGAGACGTGCGGAAGCTGCCGGAGGAGTGCATCAAACGTAAGGAGCCGGAGGTAGACAAGACAGCACTCGGAAAGCTTTTAAGAGGCGGGACAAAGATTCCGGGAGCAAGACTGGTAGAAAGACAGAATATGCAGATTAAGTAGGTGGAATGTTGGAGGAAAAGAACAAGAACATGCAGCTGTACAATCTGGGACGTGAAGTCCCGGAGGAAGCTAAAAAGGAGATCAAGGGCGGCCGCATGAAGGGCATGACAAATATCAACGCCATGTGGAGAATCAAACGTCTCACGGAAATGTTCGGTGCATGCGGTGTAGGTTGGTATTACAAAACTGTGAAACAATGGATGGAAAAAGCTGAGCAGGAAGTAGCAGCATTCGTGGACATTGAACTGTATGTCAAGGTTGACGGAGACTGGTCGGCACCGATCTACGGAACCGGAGGAAGTAAATTCGCGGCAAAGGAAAAAGACGGAATCTACGTCTCGGATGAGTGCTACAAAATGGCAACTACAGACGCGCTGTCTGTGGCTTGCAAACAGCTGGGAATCGGTGCAGATGTTTATTTTGCTGAGGACAAAAACAAATATGACGTTGAGGTTCCGGCTGAGATTGAGCAGGTTACCGCCATTGATTACATGGCAGCAGAGTTGAACGTCAACTTGCCGAAGTTGTACCAGAAATATGGAATGAGCAGAGAGAATGTCACGGAGCGGATCGCGAAAAAGATATTCCTCTCGCTGCTCAACGAAAAAAGAAAGCGTGATGTGAATGCACACACTAACGGAGATCCAGAAAGTCCGCCAAACAGAACAGGGGACGGATCTGATAATACACATACCAGACCTGCAACTGCTTGAAATGCTGACAGAAAAGAGAATCCGGCAGGCAGAAATAAGGTTTGATGATGGGAGGCATATCTCGATTGAGCAGAGAAAGAAAGCCTATGCTACGATCCGGGACATTGCCGCATACACCGGGTATCTTCCGGAAGAGCAGAAAGAATGGCTGAAATATTTGCACATCGCAAGAACCGGATGTGAGTATTTCTCCCTATCGGACTGCACGATGGATACGGCCAGAGAGTTCATCAATACGATACTGGAGTACGCCATCACCGAAGGAGTGCCTCTGACGGACGCAGGAGCGGAAAGGACGGATGATATAGGCAAGTATCTGTATTTCTGTCTGAAAGCAAAAAAGTGCTGCGTATGTGGCGCTCCGGGCGAGATACACCACGTTGATGCAATCGGCATGGGTAACGATAGACGGACATATGACGATACGCAGTGCCGGAAGATGTGCCTGTGCCGGAAACATCACACCACATGGCATCAGATGGGAGACGAAAGATTTCAGAAAATGTACAAAGTGTACGGAATCCTGATGCCAGAAGAAAAGTCCTCCTTGGCCGAGCAATAATATATCACAGTAATATTGTAAGCCATTGAGCATAGAAAATCCGATTGTTTTCTCATCCGGCGGTCATAGCCGCCGGGGAAAGGAGGGACATGGAAAAAGCGAAAAACATTGCGCTGTTACGATTTTCAAGAATCGGATACGGAAAAGATAAGGCCTTGCGACGGCCAACGAATAAAAGTGTCGATCGGCAGTTACGAAAGCTGATATCAAAGTGGAATATGGACAGCAATCATGACACGATCATAAACACAGGGGATGGGTATTACATCCCGAGAAAAGACAATCCTGCGGAGATGCTGGAGTACAAACAGTACATAGCACAGGAGACAGCAAGAGCTTACATGGAACTGGACAAGGTCAAGCCTATGTGGGTGGCGTATGAAAGGATGGAAAAGAATGGCGGTAAACAGCAGAACGAAGGGAGCAGTGGCGGAGAGGGAGGTTGCCCGGATTCTGAACAGCTACGGTTACAATTGTAGACGGGGGCAGCAGTATTGCGGTGCGAACGGTGATGCTGATGTTGTAGGTCTCCCGGGAATCCACATCGAGGTAAAGCGCCGTGAAAAGCTGAATCTCTATGACGCTATGGATCAGTCAAAAAGAGATGCAGCAGTAAGCGGCGGACTTCCATCCGTGTTCTGGCGGAAAAATAATTGTGAGTGGCTTGTGGTTATGACGCTGGAAGATTGGATGCGGTTATACAAGGGAGCACAGAACGGAGCTGATTGGCAATGAGAGAGAGTTTGATATTCTACCAAAGTTTCGCTCGTGCGATCAAAAAACTGCCGGAATCCGAACAGTTGAAAGCCTTATGGTCCATCATTGATTATGCGCTAGAGGATAAGGAACCTGACGGTGACGGCATGTATATGGTCGTCTATGAGATGGCAAAACCACAGATTGATGCCAACGTGGAGCGTAAGCGAAACGGATCAAGGGGAGGCAGACCGCAGAAACCGCAGGAAAAACCGAAGGAGCAGAAAAAAACGGTTGAGCCGGTGAAGAAGAAAGAGCCACCGCCGTATCAGGAGATCATTGATTATCTGAACGAGAAAGCCGGTAAAAGGTTCAAGGTCAACGACAAAACCAAGGCACACATTAATGCCAGAGTGAATGACGGATACACGTTGGCGGATTTCCGGGCGGTGATCGAGAAGAAGGTAGCGGAGTGGAGAGGAACGGAGATGGACAAATTTCTACGGCCGGAAACCTTGTTCGGCACAAAATTCGAGGGTTATCTAAACCAGAATGAGACGGTGAGGAAGAAAGCGAAGTCAACAGGGTTCAGTAATTTTGAAGAGCGGAATTACGATTTTGACGCATTGGAAAGAGAGCTGCTTGGAGCGCAGGAGGGCGGGACATGAATGTTGCTTACAACGTAACAAACACAGAGATTGGAACAGTTATCATGCGGAACCGCACCATGCAGCAGATTCATGATCTACTTGGAACGGACATGGAGCGTATGCGCCGGATAACGCGATACAGCGGCATGATGGATGGAAAATATTTGATAGAGAGGGTGAGAAAATGAAAAAAATTGAACTTACAGCAGAATATGTGACCAATATTTTTGGAAAGAAATTATTTAGAATCAAGGCTCTTGTGGAATTTGGAAATGTGAAAGAAGGAGACCTCGGAGGATTTGTAGAGAAAGAAAGTAACATTGATGATGACGGCAATGCATGGGTCTCCGGCAATGCACAAGTTTTCGGCAATGCAAAAATCTCCGGCAATGCACAGGTTTTCGGCGATGCACAAGTCTTCGGGAATGCATGGGTATACGGAAATGCATGGATCTCTGGAAATGCACAGGTCTATGGAAATGCATGTGTAGCTGGAAGTGTACAGATATCCGAAAATGCACAGGTATACGGAAATGCATGGATCTCTGGAAATGCACAGGTCTATGGAAATGCATGTGTAGCTGAAAATCTGGATTATGCAATAGTCGGAGGGTTTGGCAGTGAGCAGCAGACAATTACATTCTTCCGCCAGAAAGACGGAACGGTAGGAGTGAAATGTGGATGCTTTTACGGAACACTGGAAGAATTCAGGGGAAAAGTTAAGAAAACGCACAAAGACAGCAAATACGCACAGGAATACCTGATGATCGCAGATCTGATGGAATTACATTTTGCAGGAGGCTGTGATGGCAATGATAAAGACGACCATTCATGTCTGTAAAAAGTGCAGATTTAGCGAATGGAGCAACAATGCAAATGTAACATGTGGCTACTACACAATAACTGGTAGCCACAGGAACTGTGAAATTGGCTTGTGCGACAAGTACCAGTCGAGGAAGAAGAAAAAGAAATAACAGAAAGGAGCCGAGACTTTGGCCGGAGCGAAGCATATGCGGTCTCCTTTGGAAAAAATGGATATAACAGAGAAAAAGATATTAGATGCTACGTGCGGATCCAAGACCATTTGGTTTAACAAAGATCATCCGGCGGTAGTGTATTGTGACAAAAGGTCAGAGAATCTGACTGGAATATGGAAATCAGGAAGTGGCATCTCTGAGCGGGCGTGTACGGTATCACCAGACATTCAGTGTGATTTTACAGATTTGCCGTTTGGAGATAATACATTTTCGCTTGTCGTGTTTGATCCGCCGCATCTGGATCATGTGGGTAAAAATGCATGGATGGCAAAGAAATACGGAAGACTGGACGAAAATTGGCCGCAAATGATACATGACGGATTCCAGGAATGCATGAGAGTGCTGAAGCCAGATGGTGTGCTGATATTCAAATGGTCTGAGTGTCAGATTTCAGCCGGAAGAGTGTGGATGGCGATAGGACAGAAGCCTCTGTTTGGACATAGAAGCGGTAAGCAGCAAAAAACATTCTGGGGTTGCTTTATGAAAGGTGTCCCATGCTTTCCTGAGGTGATGCCATGATTAACGGAGAGAGTGCCAAATATGCGGATACAGGCAGAACAGACCGGACAGCTCCGGTTTGCGTAACTCGATTTAACTCGATTTAACTCAATTAACGAGTTAACTTAACTCAACTGATGAATTGGAGGATGAAAGATGAATATAGGAAAAGCGTGTGCAATATTCAAGCATATTGAATTAGACAAGTATACAGATACAGAAAAGCTGATTGCCATAGATTGCGTATTGAACATGGTAACGCACAATGGAGTCACAAAAGATGAGATTTTGAAAGCATTTAAATGGTTTTTGGAATCGGAAGCACCGGTAATCCAGAATAACTGGATTCCGGTGAGTGAACGGCTACCGGAAGAGGGTGAAAGAGTCCTTGTTTGGTATGAATACTTCAGATATGGTGACTACAATTGTATGGATCAGACCTATGGGATAGGGTATCAATACGAAGGACATTGGAGTGGAGATGTCAGCGGTTCAAAGGCAAAATGCATTGCCTGGATGCCACTGCCGGAAGCGTGGAAAGGAGAATGAGCATGTACTGTGATGGAAATTGCGAATTTCTGGATAAAAAACGCAAGAAATGCAAAGCGGACGGAACAATTGTTGCATATATGAGAGTAAGAGGTAGAAACCTGGCATATGCCTGCTATGAACATAGAGTAGGCTGTGTGAAAGATAGGGAGGAAAAAGCTGATGGAGAAACTTAAACCGTGCCCATTCTGCGGAGGAAAAGGAAAAATAAAAGCTGCAAAGAAAGATCGTGTAGGATTTACGATATGGTGCGAATGTGAAAAATGTTATGCTCAGACATGTGGATATTGTCCTGAAATTAAAGATGAAGACCGTGCGATTGAAGAAATTGATTTTTGTAGAAAAGAAGCCGTAAAAGATTGGAACAGGAGGGCGAACGATGAGACTGATTGATGCAGATGTGCTGATTGAGGGCAGAGTTGAGAATGATCCAGTTGTGATTGCGGCAAAATGCACACCGACCGCCTATGACCCGGACAAGGTTGTGGAGCAGTTAGAAGAGGAAAGAGAAAATGTTGGCTTTGTGAAAGCCACAACGGAAGCGAGTGCTTATATTCGGGGGATCAATGATGCAATCAAGATTGTGAAAGGCGGTGGAATAGATGGTTGATTTTAATGGATTCGACAAGGGCGTGATAGGAAAGCCGCTTCCGGCTGATTCCACTCTGAACAATATGAAAAAATATGAGCTGATCGAACTATTACATATTGCAGAGAGCAACCATAAGGTGCTGGCTGATGCCTATGCAAACGCGGTTGATACTAGCAAGTGCAATAGATGTCCTCTGATGCAGGCGGCGAAAAAAATGAGGTGCGAAAATGCGGTTTGACAGATTCGACTTCCTGATTGATATACAAGATGTATATATTCTCCCGACAATCAGAATAAGCACCCAGTATGAAATGATTGATAAAAATTTTAACATTCAGATTCATTTTGCAGTATTTCATTTTAGATGGAGGTGGGTAGATGGCAATTAAACCGATTTTATTCAATACCGAAATGGTTCGGGCAATTCTGGACGGAAGAAAGAGCTGCACCAGACGGATTGTGAAACACGATGTTGAAGTGATTCTGAATAGTCCATATTACAAAAAACATCCAGAGATGGCGGATAAGCAGATTATAAGCAAGTTATGTATGCCGCCATATCAGCCGGGCGATATTTTGTATGTCCGGGAAACATGGTGCAAATATGATGACGATCACATTATTGACGGGAGGAAATATGCATATAAAGCAGATGCATCTCCCATAAGTGAAGAAGCGCGAAAAAAGTTTGGATACAGATGGCGCCCATCCATCCACATGCCGAAAGAAGCCGCACGTATCTGGCTTAAGGTTACGGATGTACGGGTGGAGCGGTTGCAGGATATTACAGAGGATGGTGCAGAAGCCGAGGGAATGCCAGACAGCTTGGATTATCCAGTTGATAAGGCATATTGCCCATTGTGCAAAGGAGAAGGAATAATCGGCACTGTAGATGTTCATTCACTTGGACATATGGATGTTGACTGCCCGTACTGTGACAGCTACCGAAAAAGATTTGAAAATTTGTGGAACAGCATTAACCAGAAGAGCCTTGACAGTTACGGCTGGGATGCGAACCCGTGGGTCTGGGTGATTGAGTTTGAGCGGTGTGAGAAACCGCAGGAGGTGTGACTATGAGAGAGATTCTTTTCCGTGGGAAGCGGATTGATAACCCGGAACTGCTGTGAGGTGTAGGATGAAAAGATTAACAACGTGGATTGATGATGGTGAAAACAGACAGGCTATCCCTGATCCGGAAATAAGATCAAATGGACATGGCAAATGTTGCAATAAGCTTGCAGAATATGAGGATCTGGAAGAGCAGGGAAGGCTGCTGCGGTTGCCGTGTAAGGTGGGAGATGCAGTTTATGTAGTCACTTCTCCATTTAATGTGTTTGATGATATTGAATATGATGAGAATATGAAAGAAGAAGTCTATGAAGCTTATGTTTCTAGTGTATCATTTTATAAAAGCGGAGAACAATATAGAATTTACGCTAAGGCAACAAATCATTTTATAGGAGTATATTTTAGAGAATGTGATTTTGGTAAAACAGTATTTCTCACCGAAGAGGAGGCAAGGGAAAAGCTGAAAGAAATGGAGGAAAGCCATGAGTTTTAAGGAATTTGTTAGATGGTGCAATGAAAGAGCGTGTGATGGATGCTGGGGACTGAGTGCAGCTATCACTTGCGTTGGAATTATGCATGAGGTTAAAGAAAAACCTTTTTGGAAAAGAGAAAAATATTGGAAAGAGAAATTTGAAGGCTATGTATTGAACTCGATTGTTAATCCGATAGAAAAAATGCTGGCAGAAATGGAGGAGAGCTATGACGGGGAATGAAGCAGAAATCTTACCGAGGGATATGCAGGAGTATCGTGAATTAACAGACCGTGTAAAAGCCATCTATGGAGATCAGATGACTCTAAAAGATATGGTGGATGTAATGGAACGAATAATCCGGGAGCCTGGCAGAAAGGATCCTGTCAATGCCAGAATTCTTACATACGATGAAGCGACCATGTGGGATGAATACAGGAAAATCGGTACACCAGAAGAATGCCGGGCGGTGATAGGAAAGGACGCAAAAAGGGTAATTAAAAAGCACAAAGTAGTAGCACCGGAAGATATAGAAGCCTTCGGAGCAGATGCACTTTTGGGCAGATGCCCTGTTTGCGAAGAACTGGTAAATAATGTATGGAACGAAAAATATTGTGGCGATTGCGGTCAGAAATTAGATTGGAGTGACAATGAGTGATTACGATGATTACTGCTACGAATGCTCTGGCTATGGAGACAACTACTACGAAAATGAGGACGGAGAGCTGATCTGCAGGTGCTTTGAGTGTCAGTGGTTCAATGATGGAGGAGACTGGAATTGAAGATTAAAGAGAAAATCAGGAAAGCAATTATAACTTACGCATTAGAGCATTATCCTAATGAGTTTCTTACACAGCCTAAAAATGTACGGCGTGATACAGTCCGGGTAGAGACTATACAGGCAGTGACCGAAATGCCGAATGAAGTGTTCAAAAGTGATGAATACGTTATGTCAGAATGGCAAAAAAGAATTGTAATGGCAGAACTTACAGAAGCTCTTAAAGACTACATTACCATAACAGAATACGACGAGTTTAGAAAAGAAGGAAGAAAGAGGATTTTCAAGGCAAGTTTGAAGGTGGTGAGCGAAAAATGGTAGACAATACAAAGGAAGAGAAATACAGAGACTGGGACATCTGCGAGGAATGCGGGATGAATGGAGATGATACTTGGGAAGACGAATATGGAAATCAGGTATCGAATTGCCCATACTGCCCATATAACGGGAAAGACCCGTGGATGTAAGGATGGGAAAATGGTAAATGTGTTACTGACAATTATTGTATTGGAACTGCTGGCTATATTCTCTAAGTTGGATGAACGAACGGGAGGAAAAAGGCATGAGGACCAGGGAAATGACGTTACGGGATCACGGAATGTGGCCGGAGGACGAGGAGAAGATCTATAAGTACTGCCGTAAGCTGAGCCAGGAGGAGGCACTGGAACTATTTCAGTGCTGCATCTCCTCTGCGTATGGGATAGAGGTAGCCGTATATGACAGCATGACGACAGGGGCCGGGTACAAGACGCAGATCAACCGTGGGAGATACATCCCGGTCAAAGCGGATGATTTTTATGCGTACCGGCGGAAGACAGCGGAGCAATTCTACCGGTTCTTACGGATGCACGGGAAGATGTGTTGATGGAGAGAGAAGAAAAAGGGGTGATAATGTAATAAGATGAGAAATCTCAATCAGATCATGAGGAAGCTGCAGAGAGCATTACTCACAAAGCGGCTCCAGGTGAAGATAGACACACATCAGTTTTACAGTGCGGAACAGGAACGGATGATAATCATGTACACCTTGACCACGCCTATACTGAGGATGGTGAGGGGAAAATGGAAAACCAGGGATTATGAGATCATGCATACTACATCGCAATTCGATGTGGTGATGACCTTGAAGGAGATATGGGAAGCACTGGCGGACTGGGAATGATGGCAGGTGGTGATGAATGGCTGAGCTTACGCCGAAACAGAAAGCGTTTGCGGATGAATATTTAATATGTGGAAATGCTACGGAAGCGGCAAAAAAAGCGGGATATAGCGAACGGTCAGCAAGACAAATGGGCGCTGAAAACCTGTCAAAACCGTATATATCTGAATATATACACGAACGTCAAAAGAAGATTGAAAATAAAAGAATTGCAAATATGACAGAAATTCAAGAATTTTATTCTGCGGTGATGAGAGGAGAAATAAAAGATCAGTTTGGCATTGATGCCTCTCTTGACACAAGGATGGCAGCAGGTAGAGAACTCATGAAACGGATTGAAAAGGCAGAAGCAAATAAAAATGATTTTTGTGGAATCACAATAATTAATAATATTCCAAGGCCAGAGGAACAGGATGGACAATAATTTTGTTGATTTGAAGGAAGTCATAGCTCCTGCTTTTTACAACGTGTTTTGGGACATTCTGGACGAAAAACATACCTATTATGATCTATACGGTGGGCGTGGATCCACGAAGTCTTCTTTTGTAGGTGTTATGATTCCTTTTTTAATGATGCAGGATGCAGAAAACGGTGTAATGTCCAACGCGGTTATTTTCCGAAAAGTTGGTAATACACTTAGGGAATCTGTCTATGAGCAAATCGCATGGGGAATTGACGCACTCAACGCTAATGATTTGTGGAGCGCAAGCGTAAGTCCTATGCAGTATACATATAAGCCAACTGGTCAGAAAATTATATTCCGCGGATTGGATAAAGCCAAAAAAACAAAGTCCATAAAAACAAGTAAGGGATATTTCAAATATCTATGGTTCGAAGAGCTTGACGAGTTTTCAGGAATCGAAGAAATACGAACAGTACAGCAGTCGGTTCTTCGCGGTGGCAGTAAATTTGTAGTATTCAAAACATTCAACCCGCCAATCAGCCGGAGTAACTGGGCGAATGTATATGTAAATGAACCCAGATCTGATAGTTATCGACACAAGAGCGATTACAGAACTGTTCCCATTGAATGGCTTGGACAACAGTTCATTGATGATGCGGAGCATCTAAAAAACACGAACCCTAGAGCTTATGAACATGAATATCTCGGAATTCCGGTTGGACTTGGCACAAACATCTTTGAATTGTTGGAAATTAGAACAATAACGGATGAAGAGATTCAGAAGTACCAAAGCATATATCAAGGTCAAGACTGGGGATGGTGGCCAGATCCAAAAGCATTTATACGCGTGGCCTATGTACCTAATCAAGAGAAGGTTGTTCTTCTCGATGAAATGGGAGGTTGCAAAATACGTGTCGCAGCAATGGCCGATCAGATCATAGAAAAACAATATGATGATTATTCTATCTATTGTGGAGTTGATGAAGACGAAAGTGTTATTGACTTCCGAGATGCGGGACTGCCAGCCCGGAAAGCCATCGTGACGCCCGGGAGCCGCAAATACACATTTGAGTGGTTACAATGTCGTACTATTGTTATAGATCCAGTACGAACTCCAAGGGCGTATAAAGAAATTATAGAATATGAGCATGAAATTGACGGAAATGGAGAAGTTATCGCAGATTATCCGGACGGCAACGATCATTGGATAGATGCATTAAGGTACAGCATTTCTCCTATAGCAATGAGGAGGGGGCATAGTGCATAATGGGACTGATAGCAACAATTAAGAGGTGGTTCAGCATGATTTTCAAGAAACAGGCGGAAGAAGATTTCGCCGTAAACGTGATTTCTTCCCCAGAGATGGAGAGGATTATTAAGAATTGCTATGGAATATACGGAGGAAAGCCATATTGGGAGAGTGTGGAAAAAGGGATCAAGACGATCAACTTTGCAAAGTCCATATGTTCGGAGACAGCACGGCTGGCAACGCTGGCAATCGGCATTAAGATCGACGGGTCAGCGAGGGCAGCATGGTTGCAGCAGCAGATTGACGCTGTGTACTTCAAAATCCGGCACTGGGTGGAATATGGATGTGCATACGGTACAGTGTTTCTGAAGCCGAACGGTGAGAGCATCGACGTATTCACGCCGGAGGATGTGCTTCTGGTAGAGTATGATAACCTCGGAATCAAGGGGATCATATTTAAGGACAGTTATACGGAGAAAGACAGATATTACACCCGGCTGGAATATCACAGATTCGTGGATCAGGAATATGATGGCCAGAAGGTGCAACCATATATTGTCAGTAACAAGGCATACGTCTCTAAATCCTCTGATTCAATCGGTGATCCGATCTCCCTGGAGAAAACGAAGTGGAGCAATCTTCTTCCGGAGACTCCGCCGATTCTGAAAGCCGACGGAAGTCCTCTTGACGGTCCGCTGTTCGGTATGTTCCGGACACCTGCAGCAAACAATGTTGACATCAACACGCCGATGGGCCTCCCAATCTATGCAGAAGCCATTGAGGAACTGCGGGATCTGGATGTGGCATACAGCCGGAACGCAGGAGAGATCTTCGACAGTGAAAAGATTATTCTGGCAGACGACAGGTTACTGATGCCGACGGGTGAGAAGATCGGAAAAATGACTACGGCGCAGAGGCAGAGAATCGTTGAAGAAATGAAGCTCCCTCACTATGTCAAGAATGTGTTCGGGAATGACGCGAAAGAGTTTTACGCGGAGATTAACCCGCAGCTTAACACGGACGTTAGGCTTGCGGGCATGAATGCCTTACTGTCTCAGATCGGATACAAGGCAGGATTCAGCAATGGATATTTTGTTTTTAACGAAAAAACCGGTATGGTGACGGCTACGCAGGTAGAAGCAGACGACCGACGGACAATCCAGTTGATTAAGGATGTCAGAGATAAGCTGGAAGACTGCCTCAACGGTACGATTTATGCGCTGAATGTATTTGCCGATCTGTATGGTCTGGCTCCGGTTGGCGCGTATGAAGTAACATACGACTTCGGAGACATAACTTACAATAGAGAAGAAGACCGGTTGAGATGGTGGCAGTATGTAGTACAGGGAAAGGTACCGGCGTGGATGTATTTCCAGAAGTTTGAGGGTATGAGCGAGGAAGAAGCAAAAGCAATGGTTGAGGAAGTACAGCCGAAAGAGACGAGACTGTTCGAGGAGGAATAAGCAATGCTGACACCGGAATACCTCCGTGATGTGGCAGCCGGTAGTGAGAAGATAGCTTCCGACCTGCATGACTACATCATACAACAGATCGTAGAACGCATGATGTTGCGAATCGGGCGAGGAAAAGAATATCTGCTCACATCATCGGACAAGTGGCGTATTAAGGTCCTGCAGGATGCTGGTTATCTACTGGAAGACATCACCGAAGAGCTTGCGACGTACACGAAGCGGCAGAAAGCAGAGATTAAGGCAGCAATGGAAGAGGCTGGGGTGAAAGCAATCGGCTATGACGATAAGATTTACGAGGCGGCTGGCCTCTCTCCTCTTCCTCTTTGGGAATCACCGGAACTTGTCCGACTGATGGAGCGCAATATGCTGGCCACCGGGAACGAGTGGAGCAATTACACCCGGACAACAGCGGCGGCAGCTCAAAGTGCATACATCAATGCCTGTGATCTGGCTTACAATAAGGTCATGAGCGGAGCAACTGTATACTCGCAGGCGGTCAGAGAAGCCATAGACAGTATCGTGAGCGAAGGGGTAACAGTAACTTACCCTTCTGGTCATAAGGACACCATAGAGACCGCCACAGCGCGTGCGGTGCGCACCGGAATCGGTCAGGCGGCAGGGGATATTGCTCTGAAACGCATGATTGAAATGGAATGGGACATCATCCTTGTGTCTGCTCACATCGGAGCCAGAACCGGAGACGGTGGAGAGAATCCAGGTAATCATTTTTGGTGGCAAGGAAAGTACTATTCACGAACCGGAAATGATGATAGATTTCCGGAGTTTTACGGTGCGACCGGATACGGAACCGGCGAGGGTCTTTGCGGGTGGAACTGCCGTCACTCATTCGGAAGCGGAACTGGCAACGATGAGGATAACCCGTATAAGGAAATCCAGACTGAGGACAACGAACGGGTTGAAAAGGCAGAGAAGAAACAGCGGGAACTTGAAAGACGCATCAGAAAGACCAAGCGTGCGGTTATGGGATGGCAGACGGCGGTTGAAAACTGCACGGACGAAGAGACACGATTCAGCCTGCAGCAGCAGCTTGACCGGAAATCTTATCTTTTGCAGAAACAAAATGCTGCATACAAAGAGTACTGCAAGCAGAACGACCTGATGGAACTGAAAGACCGACTCATGATCGCTAAGTGGAGCCGCCAGAACGCCGCAAAAGCCAGAGGAGCGGCAAAACGATATAAGACAGCAAAGGGGATTGACTGATGGATAGATGGGAGTATTTTAATCCTAATCCTGTTAAGGGTAAGAGAACCGGAGATTGCGTTGTCCGGGCAATATGCAAAGC